CACCTACGCCGCTGGTAAAATTTGGAGAAATGTTAGGGGTTCGGCTAGCCGTGCCTATCGAGCAGGGGCTAGGGCTACTGGCGGTTCCAATCATTATTCATACAAATTTAGCCGTCTAAATCTATACAGACCTATTTTAAATGCTTATCTAAAAACCCCTGCTGGACCACTTTGGCGTACCTTACAAGTTAGGGGCAGAATTACTTTAGTTTTAGCAAGAAGACAAGTAGGCGTAGACACTGGTGCACTAAAAAGGTCTATAACTATGTCTCATAAAACTACCTCTTACGGTCAAGAATTGAAAATAGGCTCTGAAAATAAAATTGCCTATCTACATCACGAAGGAACTAGGCCACACCTAATTACTCCTAAAAATGCCCCTCAACTTGTATTTATGAGTAAGGGCAGAATTATTAGGACTCAGTTAGTTAGACACCCAGGAACTAAGCCAAACAGGTACCTATCTGACCAACTTTTTGTTTTTCAGGATTTAGGTGCTGTTTACAGAGGCAAGTCTTTCCCTAAAGTGAAATAGTAAAAATCAATAGTTTTTTTATAAAGTAAAATAGTCATAGGTTGAAACGCAACCAAATTACACATTCACAAGAAAGACTATACAGAATATGGCCAGATTTAAAGACTTCGGTAGCGGCGGAGATGCTTCTGAAAAAGAACCAATTTCATTCAAACTGTGGGGCGAAGAGTTCCACTGCGTTCCAGTAATTCAAGGAAAACTTTTACTTGAAATCGTTTCTGACTCTACTTCAGAGGACACATCTAAGTCCGCTCAGGTTATGGAAAAATTCTTTTCTGCTGTACTAAAGCCTGAGAGTAAGAAGGCGTTTGACATTATTCTTTCAGACCAAGAAAAAATTACAAGTCTAGAGACGCTAAGCGAAATTGTTGCTTGGCTAATGGAAGAGTACTCAAACCGCCCAAAAGAGCAGTAGACGGTCTTTTAGAGTGGGCGGTCAATCTATGGCCGTATGTAAACGGGAAAGCAGTGATGAATGGCTTACAACTTTCAAGCATGGAAGCAAGCGATATGTTAGATGTCATTCACTATCTTTTTGAAGAAGATATGCGTTACTCTTCGGGAGAACAGGCAGAAGCGGTAGAAAAGTCTAGAGAAATAATTTACAAACAACTTTACGATGTTGATTACTTATTTTCTGGCAATTCTTCTAGGTCGTCAAGAAACGCCAATAACGGTGGGTCATTCAATGACTTTGACGATATTCAACCTTTTGACCCAAAGAAAAAGGTAACGAAGCCTTACATCCCTCCTACTCAATTTGACCCAGATACCGGGCTACCAATGAGTGGCAATGGATTACTAGAAGCACCGCTCAACTAAGGAGGTGAGACAATAAATGCCAGTCGTAGGTGAAGCCCATATTATCGTTAGGGCCATCACTACCAATGTTGCCAAAGACATTAAAAATGGATTCAATGGCGTAAGTGGTAGTGGAGGAAAGAGCGCAGAAAAAGCAGGTGAAAATTTATCTGCAAAGTTTATGCGTGGCTTTAATAAGGGTTCTGAAATAAACTTTATGTCTGGAATCTCTAAAGGTTTACAAGAGATGACTCCCCAAGCGCAACAAGGTTACGATGCAATCAATCAATTAATTGTTACGGGCTACAAGGGTTCAGTAATGGGTAGCGCACTTGCTGGCTCCATCGGTGTGATTATTGGTGCTCTTGTCTCCTTAGTTGCTGCCGCTGCTGGTGCTGCCACATCTATAACAGCGGTAATCGGGCTATTTATAGCAATGAAGGCTGCCACTGCCGTAGCAAAAATGGCATTTAATGGAGTTGGAGAAGCAGTACAACAAGCAACTCAGCAACAAAAGGCACAAGTAGAGACGCTAAAAAATCTGCGTGAAGAACTTCAGCAACTGAAGTTCGATGCTGAAGATGCTGCTTTAGCCGAAGAACAGGCTGCCATATCTCTAGAAAAAGCCCGTGAAGGATTAGCAAGAACTGCCGATTTACCAGCAGATAGTCGTGCTCGTCGAGAATCAGAACTTCAATACAAGCAAGCGGAACTAAACTACCGTAGGGCTAAAGACAGAAGTGCTGACCTAAATGAAGAATTAAGAACAGGAGCAAAGGCTAGAGCAAAGGCCGCTGCTCAAGACCCTTATGCGAACCTAACAGCAACTCAAAAAGGATTTGCTAAATTTCTTGTAAAACTACAGCCTATTTTTAAAATTCTAAGAGAGGCTGTGGCTAAAGGTTTCTTACCTCTACTACAAGAGGGCTTAAGCAAACTTATGACTTCTGGTACTTTTGACGCTATTTTTAACGGTATTAAAAATATTGGAAGTGCTTTAGGGCAAGCATCTAAAGTTTTATTTGAATTTTTCTCTTCCGCTGATACCGCTAGATATCTAAGAGAAATATTTGAACAAATTTCTTATGTCATAAAAGAGTTCGGTCCTCTCTTATCTAAATTCTTTGAAGCATTCTTTAGAATTATGGCTGCTTCTACGCCTATTACAAAAAAACTTGTAGATTTTATCTCTAAACTTTTAGACGATTTTATTGCTCTGTTAGACAGAACTGGCGACACAGGGCTAATGAAATTTTTCATTACTGCTGGAGATATGGCTGCCAAATTTGGAAAAATATTTGGCAACATTTTTGGTGGGTTTGTCAAAATTGTTGAAGCAAACTTTGGGCCCGGTACTGGTGGAGATTATTTACTAAACTGGCTAATAGAAGCCACTGAAGGATTCGGCACTTTAGGGAAAAGTGGCAGTGGACTAAAAACTTTCTTTAACGATATAGCAATCAACGCTAAAAAAATGTTTAGCGGTATTGGCTCAATTGTCAAACAAATTGTACAATTTGGTGCCGACCCCAACATCGGTGTGTTTTTTGAAGAAATAAAAAAGGCTGCTCCTTTCTTCAGTAGTATTCTGAAAAAGGCTGGACAAGCATTACCTACTGTTGGCAAATTAATTACAAAAATTGTTGAAATCTTAGACAAACTTACAGACGACGCTGCTATAGATAATTTCTTTAAGACCTTGCTTACTGGTGCCGATATATTTAGCAAAATGCTGGGAAATCCAGTCGTCAAAAGCGTTATGGCATTTACTGGCCAAATTAAGGCTGTAACGCTCGGTATTGGTGAAATTGGTAAAAAGGCTAAACCAGTATTTGATTTCCTAACTCAAACAGTTACCAATGTAACTGGATTCTTTGGTAAAGCCCAAGAAGTCGCTACTGGAGTAAAAGAAGCGTTTGGTACCGTTGTAACGGTAAACGCTGGTATGAGAAGTGCCATTAAGAAGACCACGGATAGTTTTAAAAAAGCAGCAGAAGTATGGCCTAAGTTTTCAAATGGAATTAACCAAGCCAGAGACTACACTGGACTTCTATCTAAGAAAAGTGGAGCGTTTCTAAAAAACGCCACAGATGGCACTCGTAAATATCTAGCCAGCAACAACTTGCTAGTTGCTTCATATGGTCGCCTAAGACTAGCCATTGAAACTACTGCCCTAAGATTTAACTTATTCAAGACTGGTGCTCTAAAAGGTTTTACTCAGATGGCTGCTAGCCAAAATAAATCCATTGCTTTATTTGGAAGAATGGGTAAATTTATGGTTGGACATCCAATTTTGATTCTTATCGGTCTTATTGTTGGTGCCTTTATAACTCTTTACACAACTAATGAAAAATTCCGTAATCAGATAAACGACACATTTAAACCAGCCTTAGATGCAATTGGCGAAGCATTAAGAGTAATTATGGTTGCTCTACAACCAGTAATTTTGCAGTTCCAAAGACTTATGGACACTCTTTTTGGCGGAGAGGCTGGAGGCGGTGGAGGTCCATTAACTAAATTCTTTGTAATGCTTGCTGAGTATATTTCTAAAGTTGTACAAGTTATGGCCCCATTGATTGCTGAACTAATAACTAAACTTATGCCAATAGTAGAAATGTTATTGAACCTACTAATTCCAATAGTCAAGGTAGTTATGACACTTTGGATGGCAATTCAAGGTGCTCTTATGACAGTCATACTTAAGTTGGCAGAAGCCTTTATGAAGATAGTAAGCGTAATTGTTAAACTACTTATGCCTGTACTTGATGGCATAATGGCATATTTAGTCCCACTTATGAATGTTTGGGTTCAAATCATAGAACTTATTGCTGCCTTTTTTGAGGCTCTATTTAGTGGCGACTGGGAAAAATTTGGCACAATATTCAAACAAATTGGTCAAAATATTATTCAATCTTTGGCTGATATGTTTACTGGATTTGTGAACTTAATTATTTCTTTATTGAATTTATTGTTCAAATTGGCGATGGCTCATCCGCTTATTGGGTTCCTAGCAGATAGCGTAAAGGCTCTTTCTGGTGGGACAATAGATATTAAAGCATCGGTAGATAAAGGTCTAATTCCTAATGTTCCTCGTATGATTGTTCCTCAAATGTTTGCTGAAGGTGGAGTTGTATCACCGTCTGCTGGCGGAACTTTGGGTATTATTGCTGAGGCTGGTAGACCAGAGCGCGTTGAGCCACTTGACCCAGACGGTCTATCTAAGAGAGATAAGGCAATGATTGCTTTGATGGGCGGGGGTAGCGGTGGAATGAACATCACTGTAAACGGCACCCCAGATATGGATGTCAACGCTCTTGCCGCCGAAGTAAGTAGAAGACTTGCTTTCCAAATGCGTAAAGGTGCTGCTTACTAATGGCTACTGTCTATAACCTATTTACTAACCCGTCTTTTATTTCTAATACGACAGGCTGGGTTGGTCTAGCCCTATCTGGAACTACTCCTACTATTTCAACTGACAACAGTTCTCCTCTTTTTGGTACAGGTTATTCTGCAAAAATTACTTTCGCATCTAGTAGTCCGCAGAGCGGTCTGATAAGTGACGACAACTACAGAATTCCTGTAATTGCTGGTCAAAACTATACTTTCTCGGCTTATGTAAAAGTTCCAGCAGGGCAAGCAACATCAGACTTCTCACTTAGAGCATACTTTTATACATCTGGTACAGCAGGGGCTGGTGACCTAAGTTCAAGCGATTCTGCACCTACAACCATCAGTTCTTATGACGGCTGGGTAAGACTGACTTTTACTTTTACAGTCCCAGCAACCGCTACTCACTTTAGAGGATTTGTTTACAGAAGCCTGACCGCTACTATCGGTTCTGGTTATAACTTCCTAGTAGACGCTCTACAATTTCAAACTGGTTCTGAAGCGACCTCTCTTATTTATGACCAAGGTCAGAAGAACAAACTTGTAGACAAGGCTCTTACCAATGTCTACATTGACCACCTAACTGGTATGAAACTCAAGGCGGATATCCGTCTTGGCGATTTTGTATTCAACCGTATCGATGAATATGGCGTTATTTGGGTAGTCAACGATGTCGAGGGCTGGTGGAACTTGCCTCAAGTAGATATGCAAGATTTGCCTCGTGGATGGGGAGATGGCTCTTACACTACATACGGTAGATACGGCTCTAGACAACTAACCATTACTGGAAGTTTTATTCTTCAAGACTCTGATACTCAGTTGGAAGCGGCTAGAGAAAGACTCATTAAAGCCATAAATCTAGTAAAAAAAGACAGTTGGTTAGTACTAGATGAAGACACTCCTAAGGCTCTAAAAGTTAGACTTAGTGGTACCCCTAGCATTGCTACAGTAAATCCTAGAGGTAAGACAGATTTTTCTATCGGTTTAGTGTCTGCTGACCCAATCAAGTACAAGTGGGCAGATGCTAGAGATGATGGCTACGCTTTAACGACAGCCAACTCTAACGCCGAGGTAGTAACTATTAGGAACGATGGAAACACTCCAGTAGGAGTTGTTTTTGACATCATTGGCCCAACCACTGGGCCAGTATCGATATTCAACAAAACATCGGAACAACTTATTGATGTTATTTACAGACTTAATAATTACAGAAGTTATACTGTTGAAAAAGCAGAAGTAGAAAACGGTAATTTAGTTTTTACTACCAGTAGTCCTCACGGGTTTAGTGTCGGTGAAGCAGTCGACATACTAAATGTGCCAGACATTTTTAAGGTTAGTTCTGTAATTTGTTCAACAACTGATTACCTAGACATTACTACTGAAGTAAAACATAATTTTTCCGCTGGGCAAAAGATTTATTTGACTGGTATCAGCGGTCTTACTAACTACGGAAATGTTGCCAATGGCACTTACACCATTACTAATGTTTATGGTGGAACAGATGACTATAAATTTAGAGTCAATAATGCGTCTCTAGCCCTATCCACCGCCGTATCTAGAACCGCGGTTGCATCATCTAAGTTCAGTAACTGGACTGAATTGTCAGCAATTACATACGACAGTGCTAATAATTTGGCTACCGTAAATACTGCAACTACTCACGGTTTTTCAGTAACCGACCAAATTGTCATAAGCAACACTGATGCAATATATAACGGCACTTGGGTTGTAACTGGTGTGCCATCTTCAAGTTCATTTGAATTATCTATTTACGAGTCTCAGACTAGAAGAAAAATAAGTACTTACGCTTGTACGCTGTCTCTAGGTACTATTGTCACCTCTGGTAATACCGATGCTCAAATTGGGGATTTTATTACCATTGAGGGTGTAAATGAAGATTTCAATGGAACTCACGAAGTAGCAAGCGTCTCTGGTGCCACGATTACTTTCTATAAATCTTTTCCTTCTGAAATATCTACCCCTGCGTCATCGACTTACGGGTATGTCTATGTCTCTAAACTATCTACCAGAGCGTCTGCACCGTTTGCTAGCGGTAAAGCGTATTATGGAAATATTTATAATGGTTATTATAATGTTGACTATGTTTCTACTGCCGATGCATCCAAGTTTAAAGTAGTTAGACCAATATATTACTCCAATGTTGTTGAAACTACGCTTTCTGATTTTGGTGGAGACAGTACAAGTCCAAAGTCTAGAATTTATGCTGAAGCACTAAGTATTGACACATACACTAGGGATGTTGCTCTAAATGGGGAACTGGGCGGTTATCGCTCAAAACTTGACACCATTGTTGATTGGATTGAATTACAGCCTGGCGACAATGAAATAGTGTTTGAAGATTTTAATAAAATTTATGTATCTCAAGTTACATATGCGTACACTAATGTTCCTAATACAACAGCAACAATAACTACAGAAACAGACCACAATTTAGTTGTCGGTTCTCAGGTAAAAGTAGTGAGCCTAAACACGGTTGCTGGGGGTTCGGCAGTTTTTGCTAACAATTCAACGGCAACTATATTGACGGTTCCAGACACAAAAACATTTACATTCACTCCAACAAGTTTAGGTAGTGGTTCTATTAACACCACAAGCGTTTCTACTGGTTATGTTTATGAGGTTAGCCCAGCAGCCTTGAACATCTACTACAGGTCAGGCTGGATTGGGTAGTGTATAATTACTATAAAGACAAATACAGAGTTAGGCAATTATGTCAGACAACGAAATAACTTATAGATATTTCATCACCAACCTAATAACTAATCAAGTTATTGGTGAAGTCCCCCTAACGGGGGTGTCTTATGAAAGAGCACTTAAAGACGCTGGTTCATTTTCTGGAACTTTATCTCTTGCCGAAGAAATAGTTGGCATAGATGTATACAACGCCACAATGCCAGGCAAAAACGCAATTTATGTTTTGCGTAATGGGGTATGTGTTTGGGGTGGAGTTATTTGGTCTCGTAGTTATGATGTTGTAGGGAAAACGGTCAGCATTAATGCTAACGAATTTACAAGTTATTTTCAGCACAGAAAAATTTGGAAAAGTTGGAACTTAACTTATAGCGACACCCGAGTTTATGTCGACCCAAAAAATGAATCTCAGTTGATAATAGAACTGAGTACGGAAACTGATAGAAGAATAACAATTGAAGAAGGGGTAGCAGTTGAGTTATCTTTCTTAGACAAGAGAGGTTACAACCTAAACGGGCATTTTAGAGTTAATAAAGATTTCTTTAATGCTAAAAGAATTACTGTTGATAAAGACGCTCTTCAATGGAATGTCCCTAATGTTAGCCATGTATTTAAAACTAAAAAAGATGGATTATTTGATGTAGCCAGCAGACAAGTAACTGCTGGAAGTAAACAAGTTAAAATTACCACCGACACCCCTCATATGCTTTCAGTTGGTAGCGAAGTAACTATTGAAAATCTTGAAAAAGAAGTTGCTGTTGCCACATACAAAACTTATAAAACTCTTAGCACCGAATACCCAATAGCGGCCATATCATCTACTTCAACTATTTATGGTTATGGGCTTAAAGTTACAAAAGATAGTTTTGTCATAACTGGATTCACTGCTTCGACTATAGAGGGGATTTCAGTTGGAGCCAAAATAACCCAGTTGTCTGACCCCAATAATAAACACAATAACGGAACTCTTTTTGTTGCTGGATTTGATTGCAGAGTTACAAAAGTAGATAAAGGTGCAAATACCGTCACATTTTCTTCCTATTTAGCGGCAAACATAAGCCCAACAAACACACCTGCGTCTAGAACTGGCACTGTTTATTTAAAATTTGAAAATCAAAAAAGCGGTTATATTGCCACCGCTGATAAAAATCGCGGAGAACTTTTATACTCCATCCAACCTAAAAACTACAGTTGGGCTGGAAAATTGGGTAAGGGCTCATTAGTAAAACTAAATGGAATTAAAAAATTCCAAGCAAGTGGTACAGAAACCGTTCAAGATGATAAAGTTTTTGGTTTTTTAAGCGGAGACAAAACTAGGTACCCATACAATGGCGGG